TGCAGCCCCCGCGACGAGCACGCCGCTGCGATGGGGGCCAAGGGGCGCTGGGCCGCCCCCGAGGGTGTGTCAGGGCATCTCTGCCACGGATCGCACCAGCCGCATCATGGCCAGCCCCGCCTTGCGGCCCGCCTGGAACAGTGGTCGCGGCAAGTGGCCGTCCCGCTCCAGCCAGCCCACCAGCCAGTCAGCACACACCGCCATCGTGGCGCGGTCCCTATCACACTCTGCCCGCTCCATCTCCCCCCACGCCGCATCGGGGCAGCCGATCGCCGTCAACACCGCCGCCGTGGTCGCCTGCTGTGCCATGACTCACCCTCCAACGGGCCGCCCGGCGACATGCCGGGTTGGGCCAAGTGCCCGCCGTGAACGCGACCCCACGGTGTACGCTGCGGGCCACCACCCGCTCAGCGCACCACGATCGCCCTGTCCGTCTGTCCACACACCACCACCGTCTCGCCCGCACCCTGCACCTCCATCGCCACCCCCAACTCCAGCGCCGCCAGCACCAACGCACCCTCGTCCACCGCCGCACGCTCCACCACCCGCAGCGTCCCGTCGTCCCGCGGCTCCAACACCCCCGACGGACACCCGAAGTACCGGTTCCACCCCACCCGCAACGCCTCCCGACCGCCTACCGCCCGCACCTCTCCCACCCACTCCCCATTCCACCGGTACATGTCCCACCACGTGCCACCAACGCAGCCGACGCCGCAGTTGACGCCACCAACGCTGCCACCGACGTTCGTCCCCACCCCAGTGTCCTGACCCATGACTCACCCTCCCCGAGGCACCACAGCCCACCGCCGCACCGTGCAGCGATCAGCCGATCTCGCCTCACCCCAAGGGCTTGCGTCAAGCCGACGACGCGACCTAATACTAAAGCCGCGCGCGCGCGATCTGAGCCACCCCGCCCCTCTCGCGCGCGACCAGCGGGAAGGGCTTAACCCCCTGTTCAAACTCGGGTTACAAAACACCGGGATTCCGATAGTTAGCTGCGTGGGCCGCTTGCGCAAGATGGCAAGAAACTCAAATCTTGCGCTTTTTAGCCACCCCGGGGGTCGCAAATGCGTCAGCGTAAGATGTGTTGTAGATGTGACTTAGGGAATTGTGTCATCAAAATGATTGCATTCGTGCGAGTAGCATGTTACGCTGCGCCGCTCGGCAAGCTAGCTTGCCAGACGGCGCAGCGTAACATGCTGTGCAAACGCTGGCGAAAACGCTACTGACGGGTTGTTCAGTGCCATTCCCAGAACAAGTCCCTGAAAAGAACCAAAGAACGGGTCGGCCGTTGGGGAGCAAGGACAAGGCTCCGCGGCCGACGGAGTTGCTGCGTGATTTGAGGTGGGTGTACAAGAATCCGAAGGCGAAGGCGGACACGGAGGCGCGCACGAAGCTGCAGCAGATGTTCAGGGATGAGCCGGAGGCGTTCGTGCGGATGCTGGCGGGGATGGAGAAGGACCGTCGGAGCAAGAAGGTGGAGGCGTCGGCGGGGGAGTCGGCTGGAAAAGGTGGAGGTGGTGGGGGTAGAATCGTGCGGGACGAGGGGGCCGAGCGCGTCGAGGAGATGATCGCGCGGCTTCTGGAGGAGGCGGGCGGGGAGGGATGAGCATGAGCGACGACACGAAGGGCCTGCTGCTGCGGGCGGTGCTGGCGGCGCCCGACGACGACGCGCCCCGGCTGGTCTTCGCCGACTGGCTGGATGAAGTGGGGGAGACGGAGCGGGCGGAGTTTATCCGGATACAGGTTGAAATGGAAGGTCGCCCACGCCCTGCGTTCGGCAGGAACAGAAAACTTTACGATGCCCTCCGCCGCCGCGAGCGGGAACTGTACGGAGAACCGGGCGGAGTCTGTCGGCGGTGTGCCTGGCACGCTCCAATCCCCCACGGCGGTTGGGCGTGGCGGCTCCGCCGCGGTTTCGTCGAGGTGCTGACCTGCACCGCCGCCGACTGGCTCTCCCACGCCGATGCCATCCTGGTTCAGCAGCCCATCCGGGAGGTGCGGCTGACGACGTGGCCGCATGGTCTGAACGAGGACGAACTGGAACGCCGCTGGCCCGGCGTCAAGCTCACCCTGCCCTCACCCGAGATCACGGCAACGTTCGGTCCTGCCGCTCAAGGCAATCTGATTACCGTCCACGAAGCCTCATGACCCTCTCTCCCGGAAAATGGCACGAGCAAGTCCCGCGCGAGCTGCGCGCCAACCTGCGCTTTCGCCGCAAGCTCAACCGCCTGTGCCTGGAATCCGCCGCCCACCGCCGCGCCGTCATCGCCGCCTGCGAGCAGGACTGCCTCTTCTGGATCAACGCCTTCGTCTGGCAGTTCAACCCCAACGCCATCGGCGCCGGCTCGCTGGAAACCGGCCCCTTCCTCACCTGGCCGTTCCAGGACCGGGCCGTGCGCAAGGTGCTCGACTGCATCGAGCGCCGCCGCGACCTCGTCATCGAGAAATCCCGCGAGATGGGCGCCTCCTGGTTGTGCCTGCTCATCATGGACTGGCTGTTCCTCTTTCACCCCTGGAAGAAGTTCCTGGCCATCTCCCGCAACGAGCACGCCGTGGACCGTCCCGGCGACCCCGACTGCCTCTTCTGGAAACTCGACTATGTCCACGACCGCCTGCCGTCGTGGATGAACAAGCCGCGCGTCGAGCGCCGCAAGATGGGCTTCTCCAACCCCACCAACGGTAGCACGATCACCGGGCAGGCCAGCACCGGCAAGGCCGGCGTCGGCGGCCGCGCCACCGCCATGTTCATCGACGAGTTCTCCCAGATCGACGAGGATTACGAAGTCCTGCACCGCACCAGCGACACCACCGGCTGCCGCATCTTCAACGGCACCCACACCGGCACCCACACCTGTTTCTACGAGCTGACCGACAAGAACAGCGCCGCCGGCTCCTACATCGAGAGCCTGCAAATGCACTGGACCGAGCACCCCGACAAGATCAAGGGCCTGTACCGCTCCGAGATGAAACAGGGCCGCCCCGACGTGATCGACACGTCCTATCACTTCCCGGAAGATTTTAACTTCGTGCTCGACGGCAGCCCCAGCGGCGGGCCGTTTCCGGGGCTGCGCTCGCCCTGGTACGACGACCAGGTGCGCCGCAAGGGCAGCCCCCGCGCCGCTGCGATGGACCTCGACATCAACCCCGAGGGCACCGTCTCGCAGTTCTTCGACCCGCTGCGGCTGCGCGAGATCGAGGCCGAGACGGTCCGGCCCCCCTACTGGGAAGGCGAGCTGGACTACGATCGCGAGGCCGGCAGGCCCGTCGGCCTGGTGCAGCGCAACGGCGGCCTGCTCAAGTTGTGGACCAACCCCAACGCCCGCGGCCAGATTCCCGGTGCCGGCCCCTACGGCGCCGGCGCCGACGTGTCCACGGGCCAGGGCGCCACGCCGAGCTGCCTGTCCATCGCCAACAGCCACGGCGAGAAGATTATCGAGTACGCTCACGCCCGGATGCTGCCCCACGAGTTCGCCGCCTTCTGCGTGGCGCTGTGCCGGCTGCTGGGCGACTGCCGGCTGTGCTGGGAGTGTGCCGGCCCCGGCGGCGCCTTCGGCAACAAGGTGATCGAGCTGGGCTACTACAACGTCTACATGCGCAAGGACGAGACGAACGCCATGAAGCGCATGTACGTTTCCGACAGTCCGGGATGGTATCCCAGCAACCAGAACAAACTGCTGGAGCTGGAGAGCTACCGGGCCGCGCTGTACGGCCGCAAGTTCATCAACCGCAGCAAGAGTGCGCTGGAAGAATGCAGGCGGTTCATGTACACCAAGCAGAACAACGTGGTACACTCAGGGGAGGTGAACGCCAACGATCCGACCGGGGCCGCGCTGAACCACGGCGACCAGACCATCGCCGACGCCCTGGCCTGGAAGATGGTCCGGGACGGGGCCAAGCCCCTGGCGGTCAAGATCGCCGAGGCCGTGCCGCCCAACAGCGTCGCCGGCCGGCGGGCCGCGCGTGAGGAAGCCGAGAGAAGGGAGCGGGCATGGGCGTGACGATTGACCAGCGGGCCGGGGTGTTGCTGGGCTGGCTGCAGATGAGTCCCAGCTTCGTGCTGCACCGCAAGCTGAGCGACGATTTGCAGAGCGTCATCGCCGAGGCCATGCGCGAGGCCGTGGCCGAGATGAAAGAGCGGTGCGCGAAGGCCGTTTCCCAGTGGGAGCCTGACGCCCATGCACGCGACGTGCTGAGCGACTACGGCCCGCCGGAAGAAATCGCCCACAAGCTGACGTGTTGCTTCGCCGCGGCCATCCGCGCGCTGGAGTGAGGGAGCAGGGGCGAGGGGTCAGTAGGGCCAACATCCAAACGAGGTGCCGGATGAGGCCGAAGTGGCAAAGAACCACGACGTTGACGTCGCGAAACTGCGCAGCGCTATTCGTGCGTCGCGGCTCGCGCTCCAGCCCTACCGCGAGGACCGCCTGCGCGCCGTCAAGCAGTACGCCGGCGCCCACTACGGCGATGGCGCCGCGCGCAAGGAAGTCCCCGTCAACCTGATCGCCTCCTACGTCCAGACCGTGCTGCGCTCACTCGTGGCGAAGAACCCGCGAGTGATGCTCGCGACCCACAAGAAGGACGCCAAGCCCGTCGTCTCGGCGATGGAGTCGTGGGTCAACCGCCAGCTCAAGAAGATGAAGTTCGCCGGCACCCTGCGGCGGGCCGCCACCGATGCACTGTTCTGCATCGGCATCGTCAAGGTCGCACTCTCAACTCCCTCCGATGCCCAGTCGTCCGGCTGGGGCCTGCCGGCGGGCAGCGCCTTCGCCCAGTGCATCGACCTCGACGACTTCGTGTTCGACATCCACGCCAAGGATTTCAGCCAGGCCGCCTTCATCGGCCACCGCTTCCGCGCCCCCTACGAGTCGGTCCGCACCGCTCCCTACTTCAAGGCCAAGGCTCGCAAGAGCGTCACCGCCACGGAAGACCGCCAGTTCAACGAGGCGGGCGACGAGCGCATCGCCATGCTCGGCCAGGGCGACATCGGCCGCGACGACGAGTTCGAGGAGTGGGTGGACCTCTGGGAAATCTACCTGCCGCGCAAGCGCTGCGTGCTCACCATCACCTACGACGAGCAGGACGATGATCACGTTCTGGAGTACACCGACTGGCTCGGCCCCGACCACGGGCCTTACCACTTCCTGAGCATGGCGGTGGTTCCCGGAAACGCCATCGGCAAGGCGCCGGTGCAGGACCTCTACGACCTGGCCGCGCTCATCAACAATATCTACCGCAAGCTGGCGCGGCAGACCGAGCGGCAGAAAGAAATCGGCATCGTGCAGCGCATGGCGGCCGAGGACGGCAGCCGCATCGTCAAGGCCAGCGACGGCGACATGATCTCCGTGGATAACCCCGCCGGCACGCAGGTGGTCAGCTTCGGCGGCATCAATCCCAACAGCGCCCAGTTCGCCGTCCACGCCCGCGACCTCTTCAGCAAGCAGGCCGGCAACCTCGACCTGATGAGCGGCGGCGCCCCCCAGAGCAAGACCGCCACCCAGGACAAGCTGCTCAACGAGAACGCCTCTCTCACCGTCGCCGACATGCAGGACAACACCCTGGAGTTTACCTCCAGCGTGATCGAGGCGCTGTGCTGGTACTGGCACCATGACCCCTTCTCGGTGATGAAGACGCAGTACAGCGTGCCGGGGATGCCCGACATCGCCATCGAGCGCGCGGTCACGGCCGACCAGCGCGCGCAAATCCCCTGGGACGAGCTGGAAGTGCAGATCGATCCCTACTCGATGCAGCACCAGACGCCGCAGGGGCGGGCCGCGCAGCTCAATCAGGTGGTGCAGCAGGTCATCACGCCGCTGATGCCCGTGCTCATGCAGCAGGGCGTCATGTTCGACGTGAACGCCTTCCTGGCCAAGCTCGCCAAGCTGATGGACATGCCCGACCTCCAGGAAATTATCACGATCATGCCGCCGCCGGTGACCGAGGGCGGCGGCGCGGGCGAGGCGCCGGGGATGCCGGCGCAGACGGAGCGGACCTACACGCGGCGCAGCACGGGCGGGGACACCCCGCAGGGCCGCGAGAACGAGATGATGAACATGATGAGCGAGGGCGCCGCCAGCGGCCCCTCCATGAACGGACAGGCAGGGTACTGAGATGAGCGCAATTGTTGCTTTGTGGATGCTTCTTTTCCTTGCGCTGGCGACCCTGGTAACGCTGCTGCGCTGGGGCACGGACGGGTTCGAGCGGGCGTCGTTTTTTGAGTCTCTGGGCGTAGGCGCGATGATTTCGGGGATGTTCGGGACGGTGGCAATTCTCGTGGCGGTCGCCGCCTGGATTCTATGAGGCACTGAGATGGACGACGAACTGCGCGAAGCGCTCAACCAGCACTACGGCGAGATTCACGAGGCGGCGCTGAAAAAGCAGCTGGCGCCGAAGCTGAGCGTGTCCTGCTCGGCCTGGCCGATGGTGTCCGATGCGCTGGCCGTCCACCCCAAACAGGTCGAAGAGGCCAACGCCCGCAACAAGCGGCACGGCGTCAACGTGCAGTACCTGCCCAACGGCCAGGCCGTGCTGCCCGACCGCAACGAGCGCAAGAAACTCCTGCGCCTGGAGCGCTACCACGACAACGATGGCGGTTACGGAGATTGAAGCATGGCGGCCTACCAGAAGGTCGGCGATGACGGCCTGAAGCGCTACGATCACGTCTGGTTCAAGCGCAACGGCCGCTGGAAGTGCTGCCTGTGCGGGGCCGTCACGCGCAAGATGCCGCCGCCGCACCGCCTGCTGAGCGACAAGACGGCCGACACCTGGCTGCCCCAGACGTTCGAGTCGCTGACCGATCAGGAGCGGGCGCTGTGCCCGCCGGAGGTGTCCATTGAGTAACGA